GCCGTTGATTATCCAGTAGTTGAGATCAGTGAGTGGCACAAGAAGTGGCAGAACTACTGGCTCAAGAAGGACAAGAAGCACATCTCCCAGGGCTACGGTCACATGACCGCCGCCGCGTGGGACGCCGTGGACGGCTGGCAATGGGCCTGCCCCACGCGCTCGGGCAAGGGCAAGGAGAAGTTCGGGGTCGTCGTGACCGAAGAGCAGCTCAAGCAGATTGCCTCAAGCAAGAAGAAGCAGACGGGCGGTGCGCCACACAAGCACATCGTCATCGTCGAGTGGAAGTAAGGAGTCCCAATGTATAGCGACATCAAGGCGGGCATCCGCTGGGTTATTGACAACACGGGCGTAGACGAAGCCCTCATCGAGTTTGGTCGTACCTTCATTACGGTATCCATCTCGGTTGCCCTCGGTCTCGGCATCCCGCTTCTGGACATCAGCGGCGGAGACTTCCGAACCATCATCTCAGCTGGTTTGGCCTCTGGCCTTCAGATCCTGATTAAGTTCCTTGACCCAAAGAACACGCAGTTCGGCATCAAGGAAAAGACGCCAGAGCAGAAGGCTGCCGAAGAAAAGCAGTTTGACATTTAATGGGAAAAGAAGATCTTAAGTGGCTTATCGGCAGCGCAACGCGAGGATTTAAATCCGAAGTCCAAATCCGACAATCTACTGCCGACAAATACGCAAAGCTTGTAGAAAAAGCTCGCGCTGCTGGCGGTACGGTAACAATTGTCGAAAAAGGAACGAAACGGACATTTAGCCAAAAAGCCACTGGCAATGCTGCTTTCCGTGGCGGGCCAGCGCTTGGATCGAAAGCGTATGAATCATTTGTTGCAGCTGGTGGCCAGGTAAAGGGAACTGGCATGAAATCCCAAGGATCGCTTCCAAAAGGTGTATCTGCAGAGCAATTCGGAATCAAGAAGCTTGGAATGAAAACGGATAGCCCATCTTTCAAGCGAAGAAAGAGGTTTAAGAAAAATGGCTAAGCGCGGCACATTTGGCGGGACGCGATTCGGTAGCCCGACGTACGGGCGAACTGGGTTCAAGCGTGGTTTTGGGCGTGCTTCATTTAGTCGCAAAGCCGACCTTGGATTCGGGGGTGGCATTGCTCAAGAAATGATGGACTTCTTTAAGCAAATGCAATCTGGCAAGTTTGGCACGATTAGGCCGCCACAGGCAGAACAACCTGCCCAGCGCGGGCCGAGGCCAAGGCCAGTACCTGGGCCTCTTTACGAGGCGCCTACTCTTGTCCAAAATCCGTATTGGGACACCCCAGAAACAGAGATGCCTGGATCAAAGATGGGTCCGCCGAAGCCAACTGGTACACCAAAAACTAAGAAAGTTAAGTTTAGGCCAAAGCTTACACCAGGAGCTAGATAATGCCAAAAGTAGGGAAAAAGCATTTTTCATACACCGAAGCTGGCAAGAAGGCCGCTGAGGCATACGCAAAAAAGACGGGCAAGAAGGTAGAAGATAAGAAGAAGGGGAAGAAGTAATGCCAGGCAAGCCAGGTCTCTACGCAAATATTCACGCCAAGCGAAAGCGCATTGCCGCTGGCTCTGGCGAGAAGATGCGCAAGCCAGGCTCCAAGGGCGCACCTAGCGCTAAGGATTTCAAGGAGTCGGCCAAGACGGCCAAGAAGGCGAAGTAATGCCAAAGACTCCAGCATGGCAGCGCAAGGCTGGCCAGAATCCTGGCGGCGGGCTCAACGCAGCTGGCCGAGCATCGTACAAGGCGCAGACTGGCGGAACGTTGAAGGCTCCAGTCAAGAGCGGGGACAACCCGCGCCGAGCCTCGTTCCTCGCACGGATGGGGAATATGGCAGGACCAGAGTACAAGGATGGGAAGCCAACACGGCTTCTCCTCAGCCTCCGAGCGTGGGGAGCAAGCAGCAAGGCTGACGCAAAGGCCAAGGCAAAGGCAATCAGCGCACGGAATAAGGGGAAGGACAGGAAGGTTGCGAGTTGACCTCACGCAAGGATCTGTTGCACACGATCTGGCTCTCGGCCGCACTGACGTCGAGTTCTTTGCTCGCAGGTGGCTTGGCATCCAGGGAAACCCTGGCCAGGTCCGATGGTGGAAAGCCTGTGCAGAGCGAGATGAATCTGGGTGGCGACCGCGATACCTCACGACCGTCGTCTCGGCTGGAAATCGTGCGGGGAAAACGCTGGCGATGGCGGTCATCTGTTTTCATCATGCCTTCTACAAACTCGGGACTAAATCCCCCGACGGATCTGATGGAGATGCTCGACGTTGGATGAGCCAGCCGTATGAGTGGTATCATATCGGCATCCAGCAGGAGACAGCAGAACTAGTATTCAGGGAACTCTCGATTATGCTCGAGGGAATCCACCCAGCACAGAAGGGGAACGGTTGCCCGCTCACGAAGGAGATCGGGGCAATCGCAACATACGACAAAAAGTACCGAGGGGAGTATCCGTGGATCAAGATTCACCCAACGTTCGGCGGGGCAAACATCCACTTCCGAACAACGCAAGACAAGGCCAAAGCGCTGCTTGGGAAAGACATGCACGGAATTTCCTTCGACGAGGCAGCGTTCGAGCCCTATCTGGATTTGATTTACCAGGAGGTGCTGAACCTACGGCGGCTCTCTACTGGCGGGCCCTTGCACTTCATCGGAACGCCAACGGAGGGGCAGAACTTCTACGCGGACCTGTGGGATCGGGGCGACCCGACGAACCCGCTGAGGGACCCGCAGTTCATGAGCTTCAGGCTATCAACAAGGGATAACGTCGGATACGGCTTGTCAGCCGACACATTTGATGCTATCCTACGCCAGCAGGATGCGTACCTTATCCCGCAGAACATTGATGGAGAGTTCATTGAGGCTAGAGAGTCTTTCTTCTCGGCAATCGCAGTGGACAAGTGTTTCAGAGATGATCTTACCGATGACGTTGCGCCAGCTGTCGGACGACGGTACGTGCAAGGAGTCGACCCTGGTATTTCTGCCGACTCGACGTGGGCTGTCACGATTGACTATTCAGATCGCCAAAATCTACGCGGCGTACGAGCTCGACGACGAGGAGGCAAGCAAACTATCCCCGCCGTTGTTAATATGGTGAGGGAGAGCCACCTGCTGTATAATCAGGATCGCTCGTTCTGCACCACCGTCGTTGACTCCACTGGGCTAGGCGGTCGGTTGTTCCAACAAGAATTCAACGTGATCCGCCCGATTCGCGGGGTGGACTTCGGGGGAACAAAAGCGAAGAAGCTTGAGATGCTACATGATCTCAAATCAATTATCGACAAGGGCCAGATCGCGTTCCCGCGTGTGGGCCCGTGGATGGAGATGCGCAAGCAGCTCCTGGCATACAAGCTCAATGACAAAAAGCTGGAAACAGACGCAGTCATGGCGCTCGCACTTGCTGTGCGTCACGCACTGAGGAATCCCGAGAAGGCGGTAGACAATCCGACTTTCTCCTACTACGGAGCAGTTGATTAATGGCAAAGATTCGTCGCATCCCACGTGCGTTCCAAGACACGAAGGGCGTCCCTGGTCAGTTTACCACTGACCCAGCGGTTGCCCCACCCGCACAGATTGAGGCCATCGGCAAGGCTTACGACAAGGCAAAGCGCATTTCTAAGGGCCAGCAACTCTTTGAGCCCCTTGGAGGTGGCAAGCCGCTCGTAACGTCGCTCAGCGAGCCTGCTACCCCCATTGGCGGGACTTCTAGGGCTCCTCGCGGGACTAGGAACCAGCGCGTACGCCGCAGCGGCGCCATCAAGACCAGCGTAAAGTTTACAGATCTTAACATTCCGTTGCTCGGCACGGACATCAAGGACCCTGTCACTGAGAGGAAGGCACCTGCTCCTGCCAAGCTCCCAGAGCAGTACGAGAACGCGCTCAATATGGTCCGCACCAAAGCGAAGTTGATGAACCTCGACCCAGAAGCGGTCGACGAGGTCAAGCTGTTCCAGCAGATGCTCACGCGCCGTACGGACATGGAGTCCGAGCAGGCACGTCTGCGCTCGATGTTCCGACGCTTTGACAATCTCTATCACCCAACCACGATGACGCTCGGCGGTGCCGATCACTGGCCAGAAGATCCAAGCGCACGCCTTGCTGGCCGCGCCCACATCTCGGTCAACGTGCACCCTGCATACGTCAACATCCCTGCGTCGCTGCAGGCTGTCCGACCAGTCATCAACTACGTCCCATCAAACACCGACCCAGAGTCGCGTACGCTTGCAGCAGAGCGTGAGCGGCTCTTCTTCCGTTGGTGGGAGGAAAATGACTTCGACCTCATGCTTGAGGATGCTTGTACGTTGAAGGCCCTGTACGGCCATACCGCAGCCAAGATTTACTGGGACCCATACCTTGAGATCCCTCGCGTTTCCATTATCGAATCGCCAGAGAATCTATACCTCGGGTACGGATCTTCGGACTTCCGACGCATTGACTGGTCGCTGTACGTCTACGGCCTATCGCCGCAGGCGGCCAAGGAAGAGTTTGGAATCGACGTTGTGCCAGTGCATCACGGAACATCTACATTCCTTTACACCACATCGTCAACCCACGACGACCCACTTGCCAGCGTGTACCGCAATAACCTGGAGAAGAACCCGCAGCGCAACCGCTCGCAGTATGAGCTCCAGCAGGTTGAAGTGTACGACTACTGGTACAAGAAGCCGACTAACCCAGGCGAGCCACCAATTGTGTGCAACTCGATCTTTGTCGGAAACACCATGGTCAAGAACGATGAACACCCAGAGTACGAAGGTGTTCTTCCGTACATCCCGCTTATCAACCAGCGCATCCCTGGCAGCCCGTACGGCAAGCCAGAGCTTTACGATGTAGAGCAGTTGCTCCGCGAGAAGGACGAGCGAATGAGCGCACAGGCGCAGATGATCCACTCCACGGTTGGCGGCCAGATGTGGCAGCTCGTTGGAGCCGAGGCGCCTGATGAGGTACCACCGAACGCAATCCCAAAGCCAAACAGAATTGCCACGCCTGGTCCTGGTAACGAAATCCGCACCATCGTGCCGTTCGTTCCAGAGTTCCAAGTTGAGGACTACAACCGCCGCATCGACCGCGAAATTGCGGTTGTCACTGGCTTGAACGACCTGCTGCTCGGGCTTGCTCCGACCAGCGTGCTTGGATCGTCACGAGCCATTGCGTCGCTTGTTGCCAACTACGAAGCGCGACTAGCGCCGAAGCGCAAGATCCTGTACACGTGGCTCAAGCAAGTTTGGGAAGTGACTGGTAAACTCTGGTCGTCCAAGGACAAGGACGTAGAGTTTATTTTTGGCGGTGAATACCGACTTGATATCGTTCCGCCAGAGCTCACGCCACGAGACACACTCGAGCTTGCGCAGACGGCAATCAACCTTGTTCAGAACCGCATCTGGAGCTCGGAGCGCGCAATGGATCGCGTTGGTGTCGAGGACCCAGAGGGCGAGAAGGACGTCATCCGCGAAGAGCAGACCGACGCCACGCTCAACCCAGCCGCAGTTCTCACGATGGGAAATCTTGTCGCCTTGTTCCGACAGCTTGGAGTTGCCTTGCCAAATCAGGAGGGCATGCCAGCGCAGCAGGGAATGGCAGAACAGTCTATGAACGCATCTAGAACACTTAACGCACCACCTACTGCAACTGAGGCAATGAACGCCCCAGAGCAGCAGGCTAATCCACCAGCGGAATCTGTTCCAGCGAACGCCCAACCAGGAGTCGCCATGGCCGAGCCGCAAGTAGCAACTGAGGAGATCGCCTAATGGCAAAAGTCGGTAGGTTCGCCAGAGGGGGAACAGGCGGATCGAATCTTTCGCAGCTTGTGTATGACATCATGCGCAGCCAATACACTCGCCAAGTAAACGCGGTTATCGAGGCCTACATGGGCCAGTACGATTACCGTGGCATGGGCGTTCCAAGCCTAGATTACGTGCTGTCGTTCCTCAATGATTTTTCCAAGAATGAGTGGCTCACTCAGGCAGACCGAGACAACATTGCCCAAAACATCGTTAAGCTAAAGCGCGAAGAAAACTCAAGAATTGAGTCGGGACTTCTAAACGCTATTGCCGCAGACAAGACCAATGCTGGCGCAATCAAGAACTATATTGAGTTCCTTCGCCAGCAAGAGTCAGAAGCGGAAACTGCGGATCTTAGGCAAGAAGCAACGGCAAAGATCTTTACGCAGCTTGGCAACTTGACAGGTGTATACGCAAAGTCTTTTGTTGACGGGCTGATTAGCCTCGACCAGTTTGATGCAAACGCCAAGGAGATTCTTGGCGAGTACGACACTGGTAGCTCGCAGCACAAAGAACTTCTTACAACAGTGATGAACGCCAGATACGAGGGCACCAACAAAGACCAACTTACGGTCCTTGGTAACTCTAAGAATAAAGGCAATAAGGCCTACCTAGACGCCCTCAAAACCTACAAGGCGTGGCAGAAGGTCCAAATTGCAGCGCTTGCCGACCAGGGACTGGCAAAGCTGGACGACAAGGGGAATGTGATTGAAGGCATTGCCGCTGCGAACAACGCGCAAGATGCCTATAATAGCGTAGAATCAGATATCAAAGACCTTGCAAAATCTATCGCAACTACGCTTGCTGGCCAGCGGCTAGAAAGCATGGACCAGTCATTCAGTAGTTTCCTCTCGCTTGTAAACCAGACGCTAGGATCAAACTTTACAGATCCAGTGGCGTTTGCGAACAATCAAGTCGCAGTAAATAGATTCTACTCACTTGTCCCTTCTGGCTTTAGAAGCGAACCTGGCTTCATGGGCAGGGGAGAATTTATCCAGAAGATGTTTGGAGAAACAAACTCCCTGTTGAGTGCGGCAAAAACCGCGTCTAAGCTCATGTCTGGAGATGCCGATACCAGGTATAGCGCTATTGCTGGAGCATCAAAGAACTGGGGAAAGAACAGCATCGTCGACGACTTTGCGATCCTTGCCAATAAGCTTGAGCTTGGAATTGTTGACAACAGGGGCAATTCGGTAGACAACGCCGCACTTCTGGACTCTACCATTGTCAAGTATCAAGAACTTATTAACAAATATGGCAATATTATCCCAAAGACGGAAATGATTATTCACCAGAACACCCTTTCCGCTATGCAGCAAGCAGCTCAGGGAAAAGAGGTTACGGTCGAAGGCGTAAGTGCGTATGACCTGGCAAATCCAAACGCTTCACAATACGACCAGGCAACGCAGAGCTATGTAACTGTCTTTGATAGCCTTCTTGGGGGGCTTAGCAAAGATGCCACTACCGCGAAAGAAATTGCAACTGGCAGCAAAGTCTTGTCTGCTGCAATTGGTGCAGACGGTAAGCTTCAATACTTTGGCGGAGTAGATGCAAGGGGTTCCGAAGATAAGCAAGTTGGCGTACTAAACTACATTGCTGAAGATAATAAGTCGTATAAGCCAGTTGCACTTCTCGGAACTTCAATTATGATTTCTGGGGCAACAGATGCGATTGGAACCCTTTATGTAACTGGTCCAAACAGTTTTATTATTGAAGATAGTGACGGCGTAATTTACAAAAAGAACTACGACCCGTTTGCAAACCAGACGACAGATCTAAATGGGTTTAGGGCGAAATATATCCGAAGAGTCGGCGCCGTTACCGCTCAAGGAGCGGTGGAGGAGCCTTCGGCCATAGGGCAATTTGTTCTTCCATCAGATTCCAAGGTAAACAGAGACCCCAAAATGATTTCTTCCGCTGATGACGCGATGCTTAGTGGATTTGACGAGAGGATCAAAAAGATTGGTCTGGACGCTTCGCGGGCAGATTTCAACCTTGGAGAAAAGGGTATATCTTCTCAAATCTACAACACGCAACTAGATGCTGAATACAAGAAGCTCATTTATCAGACCGCAAATTCTCCGTATGCCGCAACTGTTCAAACAAAGTATTCGTCCTATATTCCTCAGATTCAAACCGTCGGTTCGTTGCTTCCTTCACAAAGGGACAACTACAAGTACGACAATCTAACTGCATATGCGTTTAGGAATACGCCTATCTCCTCACTATTCACGCCGCAAGAACAACAGAAGTCGCTCTACGAGTTTAGGGCTGGAGAGAAGGAAATTGGCGTTAAGCCGATTACTCCTGGCGGCGGTGGCGGTGGCGGAACTGGTCCTGGCAGAATTGGCCAAGGCCTACTTAAGCTCTAATTCGAAAGGAAGTACATGGGACGCAAGACCCCTTACGACAGCCTAACTGGATCTAACTACGGATCTCCAGAAAGAGGTTTTATCCCAATTGGGCAACCAGGAGATACGACGCCGTCCACAAGAGGCATCGGTCAGTTTTCTGTTGACCTTACTGGCAATAGGCCAATTGATACTACCCAACAAAAGGCTGAAGGTTTAGGCGCAGTTCCTGGCGCGTTATTTGACATTGCCACAGGGGCAATTGGGGCTGCCGCTGGCGGGGTATTTAAGGTCGCTCAAATTCCGTATGATCTTGGCGCTGGGTTCTTCAAGGACGCAAATGTTCAGCGGTACATTGACGAAAATGTCCTTGGTAAACCAGCAGAAGATCCTAGGGCGCTTACGATTAACAATGTCCGTGACCAGATTGCTGGAGTTCTTACCGCAATCGACAGTGACAATAAAAAGTTTAGGGAAAACATTACTCCAGTATTGGCAAATGCTGCAACGTCTGCAAACCTATTCCCAATGCCACTTGGCGGAGGAGTTGCAGCAAACCCAGCTCTTAAGGATGTTCTTGGCGTTCTTGGCGCTGGAGCAAAAACCGTATACCAGGAAGCGGAAGAGGGCCCTCTGCCAGCGCCTGCGGCGCTTGCCGCAGCTGGCCTTGCTGGGGCTGGGGCGGCCGCATATGCATATTATCAACCAGGAGGCAATAAGCTTGCCGCTGTCCTTGCGCCACGGGCGCTCGGACTTATGCTTGATACAAGTCCAGATCAGCTTCCAAGTGAAGCAAAGCTAATGCTCGAAAACGGCGCAACTGCCGAAGAGACAAGAAACTACATGGCCGATAAGTTTGCCTGGGTTGGTGACGACCTTATGGAGAACTTGATGGTCGGTATCGCTTTGGACCCAATTGGATCTGCGTGGAAATACAGCGGCGGGATTGTCCGAGGCTTGGGCAAAGCTTCAACGGTAAGCGAATCAACTGGGATGACCTTCTTCCAGGCCGTAGCAGAAGGCGGAATGTCACAGACGCAGAAGGCGATTGCCCGCAGAACTGGCCTGCTTGGACCAGTAATCGGCAAGGTCGGGAAGCCAGTTGACAGACTGCTTTCAATGCCTGGAGATTTCTTTAGGGCAAAGTACGTTCAAGCTCTCCAGATGGAAGTTGGAATTGAGAAGTTTGGAGAAGTGGACGATCTTGCCAGGAGCATCGGCGGCGACGCGCCTGTGCGATTGGCCAGGGCTACAAATACTGCAATGGCCTATGAGTCGGTAAACGCCATGACCGCAGTTAGAGGAGCTGACAATCGAAACGCTGCAGATCTTTTCATCAAGCAGCTCCTTATAACTGCGCAAAAGGGGAAAGAAGCAATTAAGGTTGAGTTCCCAGAACTTAGGGGGGCAGACGATGCTTTCCTCGACGGAATCGTGGCCAAATCTCAAGCTTATTTTGAGGTTAGAGATGACCAGGCAAAAGAGATCATCGACAAACTTGCTAATGATTTAATTGATAAGCGCACAGAATTCTTGTTTAATCAAGAAGTAAACTTTGGTCTTGTTGGAAGCAAGGATCTATCCAGGCTTGTGAAGATTGGACTTATTGGAAAGCGTCAATCGCTTGAAGCTGGACGAAGGGCGATTAGGCGCAGCCTTGCGCAGTCCGAAATTCAAATTCAGCGTGCGCTTGAGGTTGGTGGAGAATACGAAACCGCGCTGTTCACAAAGATGAGCGGAACCCTAAAGACAGTTTTGAACACTGCAAACAATGGCGGATCAAGCAAGGTTGACGAGTATGTTCGAAACCTTATTGAGTCCGCAAAAAGCAAGTGGAAGAAGGGCGGTGCCGACAACCAGTCCGACGCTGTAAGGGGTCTTTCTAGGTACGTAGAAGTTTCTCGCCTGCTTGGCTTTTCAAAGGCTGCCTCAATTATCTTGGAGGCTGGGAGCAAGAATGAACTGATTCAAGGGATGCGCCTTACTCCAGTTCGGGCAGATCGCTTTAGCAAAGAAGGCCTAGCAAATGCCATCCAACTGCTTCGCGCAGCCAGGGAAAGCGGCGATGCTAACACGGTAATTGCGACAGTTAGCGAACTTGTTAGAACAAACAGGGATCTTGCAAGGATTTTCGATAGCATGCTGTTTGCGGATAACCTGAAAAGGGATCCTATGAATGTTGCCGCCAGCGTAGCAAGGCATCTGCAAAGCATGTATGAGAGCCAAGTATATGTTTCCAGGATTAATCAAAAGATTAATGCGGTCCTGGACGCTATGGCCATTGGCCAAAAAGAGGCAGACGAGGCTGGAGCAGCACTACAGCGCACAGTCGAAACTAGCCCAAAGGTTATCAACACGCTATACGAAGCATCCAAACTCTCTGATACGTCGGCATATTTCTCAACCAAAGATGCAGTAACCAACTCAAAGATTCATAACGACATCACCGACGTCATGCTCGTCCGCATGCAGGATATGGGTATTAGCCCAGAAAACATGCACAACTTTGTTGTGCGAAGGCCAGCAAACACAGCTGCGGATATTGATAGCCTTGCACAAGCGGCAGCCGATGGAGAGTACGATAACGCAGAATTCCTAAAGAAACTATACAATTTCCTCACTCGATCAGACGAGATTATTACCGACGAAAGCATCCCAGCCATGTACGACTTTGTTGAGTCGCGCAAGCTGACGGAACTTATTCACAATGGATACCGAGCGCTCAACGACCAGCCGATGGCAAACCAGATCCCGCTTGCAAAGAATACCGATCTTGCTGGTAAGTTTACAAAGATGATCGAGCCGCCAGACGGCATCTCAGTCATTGAAAAAATTGCTCCAGAGATGAGCCCAGAGTTTAGGGCTGGCAAGCGCGGCCAAGTGATTATTAGCGAGCGTCCACTTGCGACCCAAGAAGTCATCAACAGGATTACCAAGCCAAGCCTTGGGGGAATTGTAGACAACAACCCAGCTGCCACGTTCCGAGCTTCTGGCGATGTAATTTATTACGTCCCAAACGTATCCAGCGAGTTTATCAACAAGATTGCCGCAAGGGAACTTGCCTATAACCAGCTTGCACAGCAAGTTATTATGGATCCATCTCTTGGAAGTATTTATAATATTCCAAAGATTAAGATTGGCAAGAAGAACTATGAGACGTATTTTGATCGTCAGATCAAGATGCAATCCGTGCCAATGGGCGAAAATCCAACCAGAACGTACCTAACACAGCGAATTGACACGACCGAGTTTGGTTCGCTGAATGATGCGGTAACTAACGACGAAGTAACTGACGTTGTTATTTTTGGTGGAACCAAGGAAGGCATTGCAGAGTTCCAGGCATTATTGCCAGACTCAAAGGTCAAGATTATCTTGGACCCTGCCCGCATTGCCCTTTCATACGCTTTTGAAGATTCTCCGACAAGACTTGTCCCAAGCTTGGATCACCTCATTATCCACAAGACCAAAGATGGCAGGGTTGCCATGGTTAACGAAATTGCTCGGCCAAACGGGTATGGCCATGACAAGCTAGACACAATCCTCAAGGGCAAAAAGTCTCTCGAGAAGTTCGTTGAAGAGTATCTTGATACGAAGATTAGCAAGGCTGGTAATACCGATGGCCTGCTTCAGGTTGTTGATCTTTTGCCAGACGAAGTAAAGGTCATTATCCCAACTGGATCTGGTACGTCCAAGGTTGACATTAAGGCGACTGCTCAGAATATTTTGGAGCTCGATCCGACTGGGTCGGGCATGACGTTGCGTGGAAGAATTTCCATGGCTCTCAGAAATCTTGACCAAGCGCGAGCAAGCCATATTCCAAATGGAGCGGCAGGTGAAGTAACGGCCTGGGAAAAGTCCTCGTCATTTGACGAACTCGATAGGCTTCGATTCTCGTACTCCGACATTCTGCACAATATGGACGGAGCTCACGACCGATGGAATACCCCTGAAACTCTCATGAAGTGGGAGGACTACGGCGGGATCGACGGCGAGATCAGGCCACTATCGTTCTTGAGGGATCCACTTGGAATTTCCAAGAAGTTTGATTACTACTTGAATGATCCAGACCTTAAGACGATATTTGTCAATGCAATCAACGACGCTGCCAACGCAATTGGCGCAGACATCATTGGCCCAGGATCTGTTCGTCAGGGACTTGCACAAGTAATGAAACTGGCACCAGACTTCCCGATGAAGGAAGATGTCTGGAACCTTATTACTGGTCGGCTTACGTATACGCATTACATGCTCGAGCAAGTGGGCGCCCTCATGGACTCGAGAATTGCGGTTGGCTTAGGAAAGCTTGATCCTGCAGACGAGCTTACCGATGGTATTGCTCAGGCAATAAATCCGCCCGATCTTACATTCCAGCGAGTGTATTCCCCAAGTGGTTCGCTGCTGCTTGAGAAGAGGTGGACAAACCCAGCCGCCAGCGCAAATGGCGCAGTTTTGTCAGCGGAAAACAAGCTTGGAGCTGCAGAACTAAACCAGTCAATTCCGTTTGACCAGGCAAGGAAAGTTCAGAACGTAGCTCGCGGATTCCCAGCTACGCCAGAAGCACCAGTATCCACTGGAGTTTCCGTAGAAAGATCCGTAGAGGAGGCGCTAGACGCAAACGATCCTCAAGGCAAAGTCCTTGCAGATCAAGAGTCGATGATGCAGCTTGCCGCCGTGCGAGACAGCGTTCGTGCGCTTGGGTACGACCTTGGAATCGAACCTAGACAAAGATTTCACAAGGTATTCCTTCCAATGAGGGACCTTGACGGCAAGATGGTTACTCGCCCAACGCTAGATTTCTACACAAGCATCCAAGATCAGCTTGACCCAGATTCGCTAAAGGCAATTGGAATCAATGACATGGACCTATTGCCAGAGCGATCTAAGGGCCTGCTCGGAATGTGGAAGTCATTGAACGTTCCAATCAGCAACTCAGAGCTATACGACAACACCGTCGAACGACTTCGAGTGTACCTTGGCAGTAGAATCTCAGAGCAGGAAGCTGCCAGCGTGATGAGTAGGCTGCTTGAAAAGACTGTCCGCTCTCAGCTTGGCGGTTTTGCTGGGCTTTCTGGAGGACGAGACGGCGAGATTGCAGCAACGTTCCAAGAGGTTCTTGGTTCTGCCAGGCGCTACGAAGAAGTATTCGGACAAAATGATCCGAGGGCAGCAATTCTCTTTGCAGTAGAAAATGATGCTAACTTGATTGGGTATACCACCAAACTGTCAAAGAACCTACAGCGTCGCAACCAGTTCCTTGCAGACCTTGCACAAAGAATTTACCCACTAATTCGTTATCGCTACAACCCGTACTTTAACACGCAAGAGGCGATTGAACCATATGCGTTCACGCTACTTCGTGGAATTAGGGGAGAGGCAGAGCGAGAGCGTGCGACCATCAGCTCTTCACTGTACGGTAGGGCTGGAACTGGAGCGTACGAACGATGGGAAACTGGTGCGCAAGTCATCCGAGCGAACGCTTCACTCCCGCAAGCACTAGCAAAAGAAACTCCAGAACTTGAAAATGGTTGGCATATGCGCACGCTTAAAACCATTCAAAAGAAAAATCCTTCCCTGTTTGGAAGAATTACTGGTCTAAGCGAAGCTGGCCGAGAAGCGATTGGAGAATCAAAGTATGCAGCGTACGAGGTAACATCTCACGACGAGTTGTACCGCGATGCTGGTCAAAGATTCTTCTACGAGTTGCCCGAGGTTCAGAAGGCGGCATTTTCTGCAGCTAGAACTGCCGACCCAACCCAGGCCATGAGCTACCTGCATGATGCACAGGTTAAAGGGATGCTACCGCAACAAATCCTTCGAGACGGAGAGGTTGCGTCTGCGCCGCATGCGTTTGGCGCAATCCCAGAGTTTGAGAATATTGACGAACTTGATGCGTTGTTTGCAAACGCTGAAAATCTTAGCGTTGAAAAGATCGAATCGATGCAAGACGTTGCCAGTCAGCTTGACGAGGTTGGCGCTGGCGAGGACCTGGCCGAAGGCCTGTCCAAGGCCATTCGAGAGATGCTCACCAGCCTTCGAAAGCAACAGTCATCTGTAGAAAGCGTTGACCTTAGTGGAAGCGCGTTCGCTGGCAAGAAGGGTATGACTACTGGCGTCGGCATTCAAAAGGCAAGTTCAGCGGTTTCAAGCTGGCAACAAAATGAATACAATAGAATCTCGTCGTACCTTGGAGATTACAACCCAGACAACGTTCCTGGTATCCAAGCGACCAGGCCTACAAGGCGCGTCCCAGATCTTTACCAAGCAGAAACTATTGAGAGACTTAATAAGCAAATCAATACCCTTGACGAGCTTATTGCTTCAAACAGGATTATTAACAATGGTCCTTTGTTTAGATCGGCAAATCTGCTTCGGTTGACAGACGTTTTACCAAAAGATATTGAACCTGGGTTCGAGTTCGGAACCCTTGCCTTTACTTCTTGGAGCAAGACACGAGCTGGTGCGGAGTCAATTGCCTCTTCAAGTGACGTAATTCTAAAGGTAGAATCTGGGTACGGAATTAACGGCATTGACATCAACGCCTACTTCCCGAACCCAAGCTTTGCGAAAGAGGACGAAGTCCTTCTGCCAAGGAACCTTCGGTTTAAGGTGATTTCAAATAACATGCAGGGCTCAAGAAGGGTGTTGACAGTTACGGTAACGAACGTAGCCCCGAAGTTTGTTGAGCTTGGCGAACAGATTGTCGCAAGCGGCCCAGCGTTCCAAAAGGTTCGCAATGCTATCGGAGATTATCGAGTCCGTCAATATCAGCTTGCCAAGCAGCAAGCTGGGTGGCGTGCACTGCTTCAATATCGGCCAGACTTGCTTGATGAGGCACAGAGGCTTGGGGCAAATATCCCTGGCGTTGTAAGCGGATTTAGGGCGAAGCGTCAAGCGATGAAGCAAAACCCAATTTCAATTCCTAAGATCGAGCCAGGGAATGGAGCTATCGTTGACCCGATGCGCATGACGCCGCAGGTCAGCCTTCCAACTGCGCAGCCATCGTTGCCTTCGGACCTTGTGTTCGGGACTAGGATCGGAGAGCCTGGAGGGTTTAACACTGGCGGAAAGAGCGGAGTGTGGATTGGAACCGATGGAGTTGAGCGCCATGTAAAGACAATGGCCCCAGAGGCCAAGGCGAGCGGCGAGAGGTCTTGGCTTGGCCACACGCTTAATGAGTTTATTGCATTTGGGATGTACAGGAAAATGGGCGTCCCATCTGCTGCCGCTTCCCTTGTAAGGGATGGTGATGACGTATACCTTGTTAAGGAAATGATCGGCGTGCGAAGTCCTGGCGGCAGGAGACTAACATACCGAGACGCGCCAATCACCGAAGAGATGAACAGGCAGTTTGCCGACAACGCAGTAGCAGATACTATTATTGCCGCGCAAGATGTTCTTGGATTGGACAGGGGCAACGTTGTTGTTGATAGCGCTGGAGTTCTCTGGCGTATTGACGCTGGCAATTCGTTCATGTACCGAGCTGGCAAACCAACTGAAAGCCCGCTAAAGGATCCAACCCTATACGAGAATGTTGACCTTGGGTATTTCTTTGGAAAGAAGAAGCTAAAGGAACCAGCTGATAATTACCGATCAGCGCTGGTCAGCGCCTACGGGCCAAACTTGCAGTCTATTGCAGACATCCCGACATTTGGCGCACAGTTCAGGGAAATGATTCAGATGCTGGGTGGCCTAGGTGGAGCCCGTACGGCCATAGCAGACCTTGCAACGAGTGTCGAACCTGTAGTAGTTGGCAGTGGCTTAATGACAAAAGCAGAGTTTGATGCACAGGTTCTGCTTACGCAAAGGGTTATTGAGGGCAGAATAAGTGCTATGTCCGTTGTTGCAGACCAGATTGCAAAGGTCGAAGCCGATAAGGCAACCAGGGTTATTCGAGAAGTTGAAAGCACTGGAGAACAGCTTCGAGCTGCGAAGATTGCACTAAAGGACGTTGACCCGAAGGTAGTGCAGATTACTAATGCCCTATCCTCAATGCAGGTTCACGGCATGCGAGTACCGCTTATTGACGAAGTCATGGCCCAAGTCATGAAGGGCGAGAAGCCGAGCGACGAGGCGCTTGATGCAATCAAGCAATATCTTGGTCCAGTCCTATACAAGCGCGCAGCGATTGCGACAATGCTGGACGGGTTTAGATACGCCTATGCGCAGGCTGCTGAGATCGCCTTCAAAGAGCAATACTTCGCGACATCCAAGGGAATCCTCGAGAGAACATTCAACCACCCATTTGCTGGTCCATACCCAACGTCGTATATGTTCAACAAGGTACTTCCAGCATTTGCCAACGCGCTGTTTAAGTACGCTCCATTCCAGGGCGAATTTGCTCCACTAGTAGGGGCAAGGCGGCTTGATATGTTCTCTGATTACATTGCAGCTTCGCTTGAGCAAAACGAGGATCTGCAAGATTATGTCCTCAGCAGGCCGCCGCTGCTACTGTTTATCAACGGGCTTTTGCCAGGTTGGCCTACAGACATTGGAGTCAGCTTGCCGTACTGGTTCAGGGACGGGGTGCTTCGACCGATTGCGGAAGGCAAATTTGAGACAATCCCAGGCCGACTTGCGGCCTCAGTCCCAGAAACCCTTGGCAGGACGTTTGGCCCTATGCAATCAGTAAAGGCAGGGCTAAACGCAGTCGACGACATCCAGCAGTTCTTGCTGGGAACTGACAAGAGTTTCCTCGGCGAGGTTGCAAATTTCCTAGGATCACCAGAGATCCCAAGTCCAGAATAAAAAGGGAATGGCCCCACCTTTGATAGGGGCCCGCAAAAAGGAGAACAGTCAGGATGGCTGAAGAAGTCGCCGCTCCTATCGTGGAGCAGTCGCCAGCACCA